TACCAGCAGGATTTAAGTCACGAGGTATTAGAATTCGTGATGATGATCAACCTTTTCAACCAGGTGAGTTCAGAGATGTTGATGCACCAGGCGGAAATATCAAAGATCAATTCCAAATTTTACCTTTTAAAGAGCCAAGTCCAACTTTATTTCAACTTTTAGGCTTTTGTGTTCAAGCCGGACAGCGTTTTGCATCAATTGCAGACATGCAATTAGGTGAAGATGTTGCAAATAGAGCTGTTGGAACGACAATTGCACTCTTGGAGCGTGGTTCAAGGGTCATGTCAGCTATTCACAAGCGAATTTATTACACGATGAAGCAAGAATTTAATCTTTTAGCTGATGTTTTTGCAACTTACCTACCTCCAGTTTACCCATATGCAGTTACAGGAGCAGATAGACTTGTAAAAGTACAAGATTTTGATGACAAAGTTGATGTTATACCCGTTGCAGATCCAAATATCTTCTCAATGGCTCAAAGATTTACACTTGCGCAGACACAATTACAAATTGCACAGTCAAATCCGCAAATGCATGACTTAAGAGAAGCATATAGACGTGTTTATGAAGCAATTGGTACAAGAGAAATAGATTTATTAATGCCACCGCCTCAAGAACCAATACCACAAGATCCTGCATTAGAAAATGCAAGAGCATTAAAGATGGAATTATTACAAGTGTTTCCAGAACAAGACCACGATGCACATATCGCGGCTCACGGAGCATTTATTCAAAGCAGAATGATACAAATTAACCCTATGGTGTATGCATTACTACAAGGACATATATCAGATCACATTTCTTTCAAAGCACAAGGAGAAGTTGGTGCAATGATAGCTGAATCTGAAGAAATGAATATGATGGCTCAACAAGATCCAGCAGGATTTGAAATACAATTTAATTCTATGGTTGCAAAACGAATTGCAGAATTAACAACACAACTTATTCAAGCAGAAGGTGGTACACAACAACAAGATCCATTAGTAACTTTGAAACAAAGAGAATTAGATCTTAAGGCTATGGACATTCAAAGAAGAGCTCAAGAAACTCAACAAGATTTAGAACGTAGAGAAGTTGAACTTGAAGAAAAATTTGACATTGAAAGAATGAAAATAGAAAATCAAGAAGAACAAGCAGCTGAAAGAATGAAAGTTGCTAAAGATAAATTAAAACTTCAAGAACAATCTTTAAGAGCTAAATCCAATGAACCAGCGAAAAAAGGTTAAACTTCCTAGTAAGCGATTTGGACCACCCCCGTTAAAAGGACCTGCCTCACAAGGCTTAAAGTTAAAAAAAATTAAACTTAACAAGTTATAATGTCTGTAGTTAGAATTACTAAACTTTTAAAAGAATTTGATTCTATAATTGCACAAGGAACTAAATTACCATCTGAAACACAAGAAGGTATTAAAGCTTTAATAAAAGCAGCACCTAAAATTAAAGCAGGAGAATTAAGAGTTGCTGATGTTGTAGAAGATGAACCAATTAGAAAAGCTGTATTAAAACGAATTTCTGAATATGCTCCATCAACAAAAGAATATTTAGGTACTGGTACTAGAGAATTTGCACTATCCCAACAAACAACAGTAAGACCAACTGTTGAAGCAAGAAAAGCTATTAAACTTGAAAGTGTAAAAAAATATCTTGAAACAAATATTAATGCATTAAAAAAAGGAAAAGGAAATTTTGAAAACTTATTAAATGATGTAGCTATTAATAATTTAAAAATAAGTAACTTTAAAACTTACAAAAAAAAAGCTAATATAAATTTACCCAAAGAATTAAAACCTTTGTTTGAATATTTTAATAAATTTGCAACTAGTGAAAAATATAAAAGGATGAAAGGTAACATTCAATTTACACCTAAAGTTGTTCAAGAATTAAAAAAAGAAAGTTTAATTATGAGTCATTATGCAACAAAATCTCCAGAAGAAGTTGTATCTAGATTTTTGTTCCGTTCTTCTACTCAACCCAATAGTGATGTTGTGTTATTAAATCCATCTCAAGCTGGAAGTTGGAAAAATATGAAATACAAAATTGGTGGAAGAAAAATTGATTTTGAATCTATTAAAAAAGGCATGACTGAAAATGATCCATTATTTGCAGAAGTTAAAAATGCTTATGATTATAAAAAAGCAGTTTTATCAACGAAGGTAATGAATCCAAAAACAGGCATGTTAGAAAATTTAAATAAAGTATCTTATGACGTTCTTGGTAAAAATGGTTCTGATTTATTTCACATGAGTCATATTTATGATGTTGCTAGAACACCTTTAAGTTTTATACAAGTAACTTTTGGACCTTACAATAGACAAATGCATCATATGTTAAGAGGTAAAAAAATACCAGGTGGGTTTGAATCATTTTTAGAACGTACTGAAGCCGTAAATGTAGCTAATCCGTTTGCTCCAAATTTTATTAAAAAAACACCTCAAGTATTTGCAGAAGAAGCTGCAATAAAATTAAACGATTTTTATAAGTTGCAAAGAAAGAAAAAAAGTGTAACTTTTGATAAATTTATGAAATTTAAAAAGGGAGGAATCGTTGGACTACAAAACATTAAAGCCTGAACAAAAATTAATATTTCTTGCAGGAGTATTTGAAGGTGAAGGATCATTTGGTTTTTGGGGAAAAGAAAATAAAAATAATAGATATTTTAGGATTCAAGTGAGAATGACTGATGAAGATATTGTTGTTAGATTTGTCGATTTTTTTAAACTTGGTTATATTAATTCACACACACCTAAAAAAGACCATTTAAAAAAATCTTGGAAATGGACTGTAGCTGGAGATAAAGCAATGGGTGTGATGTTGCAAATGGCCCCTTACCTTGGTATAAGAAGACAGGAGAAATTTGAACAATGTTGCCAATCATTCAAGCAGTTGCCCCACTTGCGAAAATCTTATTTAACACAGTTGACAAAGCAGTCGCAGACAAAGACCTTGCCGCTAAATTAAAAGCAGATCTGCAAACGCAAATGTTGCAGTCACATACACAAGAACTGACTGCTGCAGCAAAGATTATTGAAGCTGAAGCTAAAGCTGGTTGGTTTGCATCAAGCTGGAGACCATTACTTATGTACGTATTAATATTTATATTAATATGGAACTATGTATTAGGACCAGTAATCTTATTCTTTTTTAAAGCTTCTATAACTATAACTCTTCCAGGAGATGTATGGACCTTATTACAAATAGGTCTTGGAGGGTATGTCGTGGGTAGGAGTGCTGAATCCGTTGCGAGAACCATGGCAAATAAATCACAACAAAAAGACCAAGAAAATGGATAGAGGTCCAAACGACTTAGAACACATCATTTTTAAGTTGCAAAAACAAATTAAATTGTTAAAAAAGAAGTTAAAAAAATGATATTTAATTTAATTAAAAGATTTTCAGCTTGGCTAGATTATTGGATTTGGCGACAAGAATTGAAAAGAAAAATCAAAAGAAATCAAAAATAATTAAATGCTTGATGTAGGAACAGTTAAAATAGTAGCTAATTACATCAAAAAACGCATCGATGAAACCAAGCAAGATATTTGCTATGGTATAGACTCTCTCGACAGGCTCCACTATGCTAAGGGCAAGCTCAGTGCTCTAGAAGTGCTGCTTCAGGATCTTAAAGACCTGCTAAAAAAAGAGGAGAATGTCGATGACGATAATAACACCTGATAAGGAACTCATCCTTCCTAAAACCGATGATACCGAACAAGAAGGTATTAAAATCCCTACAGATCCAGAGGGTATAAAAAAATACTTAGACAGTTTACCAGATCCAGTTGGATACCGAATGTTAATTCGCCCATACTCTGGAAGAAGTAAAACTGAAGGAGGTATTTTTCTTTCCGAACAAACTCACGAAACTATTCAAATGACCACGGTTGTTGGTTTAGTAATCAAAATGGGAACTTTATGTTATGAGGATAAAGAAAAATTTCCAGATGGTGCTTGGAGTAAAGTTGGAATGTTTGTCATGTATGGCAGATATGCCGGATCAAGGTTTAAAACAAGATATGGAGAACACCGTATTTTGAATGATGACGAAATTATTGGAATTGTTAGAAAACCTTCTGACGTTCTTCATCTATACTAAGGAGATAACAAATGGTTGAAGAAACTAAAAAACAACCTGAAGTTGAACTTGACATGGATGATGTTAATGAAACAGAAATCCAGTTAAAGGACAAAACTCAGGATAAGAAAACTGAACCTAGCTTAAATGTTGGTGAAGTTGATCTTGGTTATACAACTTATGATAATAAAAAAGAAAAAACACAAATCATAGTTGATGAACAAGAAAAATCAGTACAGCCTAAAGTTGAAACTAAGGAAGAAAGTGCTGATGATTTATCAAATTTATCTGAAGGAGTTCAGAAAAGAATTGATAAACTAACTCGAAAATATCGTGAATCTGAGCGCAGAGAAAAAGCTGCATTAGATTATGCGAAAGCGTTACAGAAAAAATACAGTGAGTTTGAACAAAAGTATGATTCTGGAGAAGAGCTTTATATCAAAGAATATGAAGCAAGAATTGACGCTCAAAGAGAACAAGCTAAAATAAAGCTTAAGGAAGCTACTGAGGCTCAGGACTCCACTAAAGTTATGGAGGCAACTGATGAACTTACAAGACTTGCTGTTGAGAAAGAAAAAGCAAGAATTAGAGTAGCAGATAGAGAACAAAGATTAAAACAGGTTAAAGAAAAAGCACCTGAATCTTTTGTTCAGCCTGAAGCTATTAATGAACAAATTCCCTCACAACCTAGCGAAAAAGCTAGATCGTGGGCTCAAAAAAATACTTGGTTTGGCAATGATAAAATCATGACAAACGCAGCTTTCACCATCCATGAAGATCTAGTTGGCATGGGTGTTGAAGTGGAGAGCGATGAGTATTATAATGAGATAAACAAACGTATGTCGGATTCTTTTCCTCATAAGTTTGTTCAAGAACAAAGGAAACCCGTTCAAACTGTTGCTTCCGCTGGAAGAAAACAGGAAGGACGCAGAACTGTGAGACTCACCAAATCACAGGTGGCTATTGCCAAAAAATTAGGGGTGCCACTAGAAGAAT